ATGGCAGACAGTTTCTGTGCCTCACCCTTGTCTGCTTCCTCTCTGGGCAGAATATTCGGCTCCGGGTAAGCCTCCATAGCGTCTGCATGCTTGCTGACGATTACATTGTGCAGCCAGCCGGAAGTAGCAGTAAAGCCACCGTCACCGCCAATGTTGGTAAGCTTCTGTTCCTCAATGGTATTGCGCAGCTTCCACCAGCTCTCAGAAGACAAAATGCGGTTTTCCGTCTGGGTTTTGCCTGCCTTGTACTTTTCCAGGACCTGAATAAACTTTTTCAGCTGCTCCGGGCCAATGGGCTGCACTGTGGTAGCGTTCATGGCCTCCGGTGCTGCAGGTTCCTTGGTCTTGATCTCCATAGGTTTGCTTTCCATATATGGTTCCTCCTATCAAATAAAGCCTCTGCGGCGTTGTTTATCTGTAAACTGGTCCAGCGGGTCAGACACAATAGGCTTAGGCTCCACAGGAATGATGGGCGATATGGGCCGTGACATGCACATATAGCGCACTTCATCCGGGCAGTGGTCCTCCAGCTTCGTGTCCAGGTCCTCCGGGTGGGTCTCTGAATACATCATCAGCGGCATAGTGCGGATAAATGCCTTGCAGTTGTTGAACACATACATCCGCGCATAGCCGTTCTGGTCAAATTGCAGCCGGTAATGCACCTGCATCCAGCCGGGAATGCGGTTGTTATCGCCGGGAGTAAAGTAAATGCCATACCTTGCAGCAGTCTCCGCAATACTCTCACCACGGCTCTGGTCCCAAATGGCCGGGTCTGCAACGCTGTCCACGATCTTGCGGCCCTTTAACCATGGGTGCTGCCGTTCAAACTCGCTGATCCTGCGGAACTGTTCATCCGGGGACCACTTCACGCCTTCATCCGGTGTCTGGGTACAGCCGTACATCTCCATGATCCGGTACAGTGTGCCATCATAGTCCACGGCCCAATAACCCAGGGAAAAAGGCTTATTGTAGCCAAAGTCATAGCTGCGCATGATATTCCAGCCGCGCTTCTCGCCTTGTGTAATGTCAAAAGGTTCTATTACATGTGTCCACCGGTGCTGTGCTATAGCTTCCTCCGGGGTAATGCCGGCATCTGCACACTTCTGAATATCCGGTGTTGTCCGGAAGTCCTCAAAGAACTGGCCCTCAAAGATATCCCACCTGCCATATAGCCACGCCTCACGCAGTTTTGGTGGAAGGGCCTCCAGCTGCTTGATATAGTCCGGCTGGCTGGCCATCAGAGCCTTATTATCCGTCACAAGGGATTGGATAAAGGTATAATCCTCCGGGTGTTCTCCGTCCTCATACTGCCTGTCAATGAATAGCCGCTTAAAGTAACCATGGCTGGCACCACCAGGGTTACAGGTGTAATAGATACGCTTAGGAAAGCTGTTGACACCACGCACACAGGCAGTGATCTTCTTGATCCACATTTCCTGCAGCTGGGTAGCTTCATCCAGAAAGATAATGTCATACTCAGCGCCCTGGTACTGGTCCAGATCCTTGTCATTGTTGCAGTAGCCAAATTTAATGGTGGCACCATTGGGGAAAGTGAATACCTTCTCTGTTTTGTTGTACCTGGCAATGCCATAAAGCTCTGTCCGCAGGAAATTAATATGGTTATTCACCAATTCAGGGAAGGTCCGGCGCACGATCAGTATCTTAATACCGTCACTATTGTCATCAGGACGCCCATAAAACAGGGCAAGCAGCTTTGCCTTGGTTCTCACACTCCAGCTCTTTCCACCGCCTCTGGCCCCACCAAAGCCAATATGCATAGTTTCAGCAGTAAGGAAAAGTTTCTGCTTCTCGCTAGGAGGATCAATTCTAAGTGTAGGCATCTATATCCCCTCCTATTTGCTATATTCCTCAAGATCACTACCAATAATGACCTTGATAGGTTCCTTGTTGCCACTGTCAGCCTCAGCAGTCTTGCGAAGGTTGGCAATTCTGGCCTCCTGCTCTTGCTTATCCAGCTCAGAGCGCAGCATCTTAACCTCTTTGATATCCTTAAGGGCAGAGGCAATCTGTTTAAGGCCCTGCCGGTCAACAATGCTTTTAGCCTCCAGCAGCTTTTCTTCCTCATGAATGGTCTCTTTGGTAGGCTTGTCTGGCCTAAGATCATTGTTGTATTCAATCACCTTGGTTTTATCCGTGTGCTTATACAGCTGCAGGTCAAGCTCTGTAATAGCCTGTTCCAGCTTCTCCAGGAGCTTGTCTGCCAGATCATCAATGCGAGCCATCTTGTCAGCCTTTTTGGAGCTGATTTTCTCAAGTGTTTTTGTGATAGTGTTGTTCCGATACTGTTCACGCTGGGCAATCCACCCTTCCTCCTTGGATCTGTGGCAGATTGCTTGATAGTTCACACCATGTTTCTGGGCCAACTTACGGTAGCTGGTGTCTGTGGTGATGTATTCTGTTTTAATAGCCTGCCAGTCTGCCATAAGCCCTCCCTCCCTTGCTCTTGATGGCTCTATCGTATCAAAATCAGCCGTTTGTTCTCTATCCTTGCACAGCTTGACTGAGCTTGGCTAAATACTTGACTGGTACTTGACTAAGTTAAAGGGGTCGAATTCGACCAGTTTAACCGCAAAAAAGAGGAGGCCGAAGCCTCCCCTAGTTAATAATCTTCACAACCAAAGCAATAATGTTGATAAGCAATGCCACACTATTTAACACCATTGCCGCGATTATCTTTTTCTGCGTCTTGTCCATCAGACCACCACCATGAAGTTCTCCCACTTCTTGTAGGCATCCACATACAGCTCACCCTTGTTGCCATTGAATGTCAGCTCATAGTACATACCATCAAAGAGAGTTGTGCTTGCCAGGGCCTTGCTGTTCTGTAGGGTCTTGCACATCCAGACGATGAACACATCATCCTCAGTGATCTGCTTACCGTCGCTCTTATCCAGGTGCTCATTGGCATACTGGGCAACAGTCTTCTTGCACAGGGCCACAAAGTCCTTTTCGTTCATAATGCTACCCCCTCAATCTCAGCTCTGACCTCCAGGCAGCGAAGGTAATTACCCATGGCGGATTTCTGCTCTTTCAGCAGTTCCAGGCTGCAGGTGGGTGTAAAGTCCAAAGTACCGGCCTCATACTTGATGCACATCTGGTGCAGTTTGTTGTACCGATCCTTCAGCTGCCAGTATTCCTTCTTCATCCGCTCCTTGTAGTCCGGCTCGTACTTGTCCAGCCATCCCATCTGCCAGGCCCTGAACAAGAAGCTGTCCAAAACCTTCATCTCATCGGGCCTGCTTTCTACATTGGTAGCCCGGATCAGATTCTCTTTTGCCTTTTGGATGATCTCAAATCTGTTATCTCCACAATTCTCCATATTGTTTACCCTCCTTTACCGAATCACAACCACAGCGCCGGTGTCGATCAGGTCTTTCAGCGCGTTCTCAAAGTAGCCTGCCACATTCCGGGTAGCTTCCAGCTTCCACACGCCGCCGTCTGCAGGGAAGAAGCCAATCTCACCGCACTCATTGATCCGCAGCAGGAACTCGCTTGCAGGCTGCTCCACCTCGATAAAGGTCCGGAAGGGCTGCAAGGTCACTCTGGGTTCGATCTTCACCATGGAATTCAGCGCGATACCGGACCGGGCTTCTACCTGCTGGGTCACACCATTGTCGGAGGAAATCACCTTGCTTTCATTGCTGATACTGGACAGCAGCTGCAGCAGATACTTGGTGCCTTCATTGGGGATGTACAGGCTCCGCAGCTCAATGACCGCCTTTTCATATACCATAAATCTGTCAGTGGTGACAGCCGGGGTATCGGCAACGCACTTGTACAGATACAGGCGGTCCTCATCAGCATCCAGGGAAGTGAACACAGACACGCTCTTGTAGTCCTTCACCTGGATGAAGATCTGCAGGCCCACATGCTCCGCTTCATTACGCACCATCTTGCAAATGCTGTCAAGGCCGGTCAGGTCAATGCAGCGCGGCATGGGCTTCTTGTCCTGGATGAGTACCATCTGCTGGTTGGAATACACAGATCCGTCAATCTCATGGAAAGTGGGAGCAGACATCCGCTCAATTTCTTTGATAGCTTCTTTCAACATAATAATTCCTCCTTAGTTTTGTGCAGCGATTTTCAGAATCTTGGGGGCTTCCTGTTCTTCACCGGTCATGCTGATCTGTCCGGGCACCTGGGGAATAATCTCCGCCAGCATCATTTCTCCGTTGCCGTCAGCAGTAATCACCAGGGATGTACCAACCGGGGTAACAGGAGCCAGTGTGGATTTTGCGGAAGCTTCAATTTTTACCACCTGCCGGTCATCGTCAGGGACCATTACAATGGTCAGAACCACTTTGCGCTTGACCTTCGCTTCCGTGTTCATGTCCAGGATATTGTCAACTACCCGGGATACCTCATAGTCAACGCGCTCCTGGATTGCGCCCTTCGCCATCTGCAAAAGGCTGCTTCTCTGATCGTTTGTCATTTGCTTACCTCCTAAGTATTTATAATATCTGCCATCGGCAGGGTATCACGCCTCATCATCTTCGACTCTGCCAAAATCGCAATCATCAAAAGCAAGACTAATTTCTTTCAAAAAGTTTTCGCTTTTTCGGTTGCAACATATCACAAACAAATCGCCCTTTTCGTCTTGGCAGATTTTTGTATATTGACAATCTCCGCACATACAACCCATAATCATTCTCCTTTCGGCGGTTGGGGCAAAATAATAAGTGTCCAATGAGTGTGATATGCAG